ACGGCATTTGGATGAACCGCGCAACGATGGTCGACGATGGTCGAGGTGGCTATACGAAGATCGCCACGGGACCTATCACGATGGACTGCGGTCACGCGCCGATGGGGCCGAAGGGCTCGGCTCGGCGCGAGCACTACGACAACGCGTGTTCTGTGGTGGCTACCGCACGTGTCGGGGAGAACGCACGCGGGGTATGGATCTCGGGGGCGTTGATTCCCGGTGTCGATGCCAGTCAGGTTGCACGCATGATGGCGTGCCAGCTGTCCGGCGACTGGGGCCCGCACCGTGAGAAACCGGGTAAGCGCGAACTTGCCGCGGCGCTGCTTGTTCCGGTGCCTGGTTTCCCGACGCGATCACGCTCGTTCACGATTCAGGGAGGGGAACTCGCCCGAACGGTGACGCCGATCCGATTCGGCGCGCATGTGGGCGTGGCGGAACCCGTGGGGATGCGAGCTGCGGTTGAGAGAATCGCCGCTCAAATTGGACGTGACCCCGAGTCGAGAATGCGCGAGTTCGCTATGAGCTTGCGCAAGACCTTGAAAGGTGATGGTTGATGGGCTGTAACTGCGGCAAGAAAAAGGGCGGCGTATCGGTGTTTTCTACGGAGGAGCAGGCACGTATCGCTAAGTCACGGAATGTGACGGTCAAGACTTCGGCGGGTTCTTCGAACGGTTCGAAGTTGAAGAACACAGCGCCGGAAAGCTAATAGCACACGATTCGAAGGCGATTTCTCATTTTCGCCTATGAATCGTGTGTAGAATCCGGGTATTCACTTCAATACACAGAGGGAACGCGATGTCAAAGGACAAAGAGGCGGGGCAGTCCCTGCCGGACGGGGGCGACGAGCTTACCGCCGCATTGGCGGGTAAGTCCGAAGCCGAACTGTCCGCGATGCGTGACGAACTGATCGAGGCGTTTGACGCCATTCACCAGGACGGAAAAGCGGATATCGACGCTGATGGCTTCGCAAAGCTTGAAGTGCTCAAAACGCAGATCCTTGCGGTGAACGCCACGGCCGAAGAGGTTGTGACCACGCGCAAGGCGAACGCCGAACGGGCTGCCGCGCTTCGCGCTGCCATCAACCCTGTCAAGGCCGAAGCTGCCGACGATGAAGAGGGCGGCACCGAAGCCGGGGATACCGTTCCCGAGGCTGCTGCCCCCGAAGCGCGGGAACTGGTTTCCGCCGGTATCGATGAGAAGGTGCTCACCGCCTCGATCACGACGGCCATCGGCGAGACCATGAAGGCATTCGCTGGCGACTACCTCAAGCCGACAACCGACCTGAACCAGCGCGTGCGACTGGGCACGATTCAGCAGTACGCGCCGGACGCCAAGGTGCATGAGGCCCGTTCCGAAGCCGTGATCGTGGCTTCGGCCGACGTTCCCGGGTTCACCCAGGGCGGCCGAATCGACAACATCGCGAAGCTCGGCGAAGCCATGTCGCGCCGCGCGAAGAGCCTCCCGATCAGCCGCACCGGCAACCCCGAGGCGGTTCCGGTCGCGAGCCTCGAACGCGAGTTCACGTTCACGCTGAACAAGAACTCCACCCCCGAGGACATGAACGAAGTCCTGAAAGCCGCTGCCGATGAGGATATCCTCGTCGCTGCCGGTGGGTGGTGCGCGCCTTCGGAGATCTCTTACGACTTCTTCAACGTCGTCTGCGAAGACGGCATGATCGACCTGCCTACGGTCGGTCTGTCGCGCGGTGGCGTCCAGTACCCGACCTCGCCGAGCTTCGGCGATCTCGCTTCCGATCCGGGCATCGTCTGGACCTGGACCGAGGCCGATGACATCGAAGCGGTCGACTCGTCTTCGATCTTCAAGCCCTGTGTTCGGGTCGAGTGCCCGACGTTCATCGACCGGCGAGCCGACTGTGATGGTTTCTGCGTCACCGCGGGCAACCTGATCGATTACGCGTACCCGGAACTGATCGCCAACTGGCTTCGGCTGGTCATGGCGATCCGTGCGAAGGCGACCAACGCGCGCATCATCGATCTGATGCTGAACGGTGGCGGTTCCGGTGACGCGATCACCGCGAGCATCGCGGTCGACCACACGGGCCTGCTCGGTGCGACCACTTCGGCGCTGCTCAGCTCTATCGAGCTGTCGGCCGTCGACTACCGCGAGAAATACAGCATGTGCTTCGATGCGATTCTCGAAGTCGTCATGCCTCGCTGGGCTCAGGCGGTCATCCGCGCTGACCTCGCGAACCGCGACGGTATCGACGTCTTCGGCGTCACTGACGGCATGATCGCCGACTGGTTCAACATCCGCGGCGTCCGCGTGCAGTTCGTCGGCGACTGGCAGGTCCGTTCGGGTGACGACCCCGGTGGGGCCACTCCCGCAACCGACTGGCCGCTGACCATGGACTACATGATCTACGCCCCGGGCACGTTCATCCGCGGCAACTCCATGTCGCTTGACCTGGGCGTTGTTCGTGACTCCGTTCTCAACAGCACCAACGACCACACCGCGGCCTGGGCTGAGGACTGCTACGCGCTTCTCAAGCCTGGTCACGAGTCGCGTGTCGTTACCGTCGACATCTGCGGTTCCGGCGAGATCGGCGCTCGCTCCATCGTGTGCGCTGGTTCCTAGCCATTCCTGAGATGCGGAGAGGAGGTGAACGGCGATGAGTCGCGGAAGATTCCAGATCGAAAGTGACGTGCTGCCGTTCACTTCCCCGGCGTTTGATCTGCTGACGACCGCAACACAGCTCGATTTGACCTCCAATGCGCATTGGCGCATGGGGCTCCAATGGCAGCCGATGTGTCCGGACGCAGAAGGGACGTACGGGGAATGCACGAGTCCTGACGGTACGCCGCTCCCAGCACCGAAGGGTGAAACGTGGGCGTGGGAAACCAGGGGCGCGACGCCGGTAACGGTATATAGTCGTGTTGACTGTGCCCCGGTAGGTCAGTGGGATCAGTTGTCTGCCAGAAACCAGCAGGCACTACTCAGGTCGGAAGCGCGTGAACTTGAGCGAATCTTCTGGACTGGAGAGTCCGAAACTGGCGGCGGGGTAAGCACGTGGCCGCACCTCGCAGCGAACGTTGCTGTGGCGGATGGCGACGATCTTATTCAGCCCGCCGCAACCGTGGTCACTGACATTCCGCAGACGATCGAGGTCGGCATTGGGATGCTGGAAGCGGCAATGCGGGAATGCTATCCCGGCGTTGCGACGCTGCACGTTCCGATTCGCCTCGGCGCGCTCATGGCGGAAGCGTACTTGCTTACGCCGCGATCGGGAGTCATGTACACGTCGTCGGTCGGCTCGAAGGTGGTGCTCGGTGATTATCCGGGCACCGCCCCGGACGGGACTGATACGCCCGGGGTCACTTGGGTGTATGCCACGGGGGCCGTGTTCTTCCAGCGTGAGGCCGCGCCGCACACGTTCACTGCTGTCGAGTCGTTCGACCGTGACGTGAACACGCTCAGCATGATTGCCGAGCGAACCTATGTCGTCGGTTGGGATTGCTGCCTTTTGGCGATTCCGATTCTTAACGGAGAGGATGTTACATCGTGAGCCAATGCGCGAATCCTATCCGCGGTGAAATTGTGCGGTTCACCCTGCTTGACCAGTGCGGGGTGCCCGTGACTGGTGACGGGTCCGCTCAGGTCACTACGGATGCATGGACTGAAATCACGGTCACGCCGAACTACGAAGACGGTACGCGACTCCTGCAGCTTAAGGCCAATGGAGAACCGTGCGTCAACGAACAGAGCCCATCTTTCCTGAACTGGATTGACGAGGTTACGAACCTGTGCACGCTTGACGTCGACCTCATCGCGCTCGTTTTCGGTGAGGACCCGATCGTGTCGGTTGCCCAGGCTGATTTCGTCGGTGTCCAGTTCGGTACCGGTCTGCTGAATGCCCGATTCTCCAAAGAGATCTGGCAGCCGGTCGCGGGTGAAGACGCCTGCGACTCCGAAGGCAACCAACGTTGGATCTATTGGGCGTTCCCGCATGAGTACAACGCTCGCGTGCAGGAATTGACGTTCACGAACGACGTGTTCACCTTCGGATTCGCGAGCATGTCTAAGCCCGCGTCTCCGCTGTGGGATATCGGCGACCCGTGGCTGTCCGACTCACCTGTCAGCACGTGGGAACCGGGAAAGCACTTCGCTTTCGCGATCACCACCGTTCAGCCTCCCGAACCCGCTTGCGGTGCCGTGGAGATTTTCAGCTGATAGGATCAATGGGCGGATGCAGCCCATCATGCCGGGGGAGCGTTTACCTAGTCACCGGGTTACGCTCCCCCACTTCCTTGCCGAGAGGACAACGATGCAAGACATCATGACCGCTAACCGCGCGTTTCACTTCATCTGGTTCGGTAAACCGATGCCCGATCACCTCCGGCAGAACATCGTTGCTTGGGGGCACATGCACCCCGACTGGAAAATGAACCTGTGGACGGAAAGCAACCTGCCGAAGATCCGCAATCAAGATCTGTTCGACAATGCCGAAAACCTGGTGCCTGTCGATGCCGTGAACCAGTTCCGAGCCGACCTCGCACGGTATGAGTTGCTGTACGACATGGGCGGGTTTTACGCGGACGTTGACACGAGACCACTCAAGCGCATTGACGCCGAACTTGAAGGACACGACGTGTTCGCGGCCATGGAAGATCGCAACCACGTGGGGAATACGTATCTTGGCGCGGTTCCGGGTCACCTGATAATGCGTGAGATCATCGGAGCCATCCCCGGAAGCGTGAAGCGTAACCCGGGTAAGCGTCCGAATGTGCTTACAGGGCCCAAATTCTTGACTCCCATCTGGAAACACCGCGGGGGGTATACTGCACCTAGTGAACGTTTCTACCCGTACTCGTATTCTCACGTGAAGGACGGAAACGTCCCTACGCAGTTCGGCCCTGAGGTGATTTGCGTCCATTCGTGGAATCACACAGCCGAAGTTATGGAACGACGAAAGGGCCGACGTGCTCACACTCGATGAACTCGCCGAACTTGACGGTCTGATCGGTCGCGATGTCGGCGAGCTGTTGTATGACTACGCAACAGCGGTGCCGAGCGATCAGGCAATCGTGGAACTCGGATCGTACCGAGGCAAGTCGACATGCTATCTCGCAACCGGATCAGCGGAGAGCAATCACGCGCGCGTGTACGCCATCGACGCATGGAGCGAAGAGGTTTCGGCCTGGCGCAAGGCGGTGCTGAGTGAACTGCCAAGTCCGCTCTTCGACGACTTCCTGTCGCAGATCGCTAAAGCGGATGTCGAAGAGATCGTGACTCCGATCCGATCCCTTACTGCGCTCGCGTCTGACGGCTATACCGGCGAGCCTGTGGCCCTGCTGTACATCGATGGGGACCATCACCGGGAAGCTGCCCTTGCGGACTTCCGCGCATGGCGCAAACACCTTACGGACGATGCGGTCATCATCTTCGACGACTACGGCATTACCAAGAACATCGGGGTTACCGAAGCGGTGACCATCCTTCGCAAGTCCGGTGAGTTCGCGGACCCCGTTCCAATGGCAAACGGCCGGTTGGCTGTCGGCAAGCCGGGCGAGGTCATCGGTGAACGCGTTCCCGGGGTCGAGAAATGAGCGCCCCCGCGTACACCCCAGCCGGTTACTGGGATCGGCGCTACCGCGACGGGCGTAGCTCGGGAGCGGGCTCCGAAGGCGCAGAGGGTGCCTACAAAGCGGCTTACATCTCCAAATTCATCGCAGACCACGGGGTGCAAACCGTGGTCGACTGGGGTTGCGGTGATGGTCAAGTCCTCGAACTGATCACGTTCCCGAAGGGAACCAGCTACACGGGCGTGGATGTTTCGCAAACGATCGTGGATCGCATGTCCGCGAAGTTCCCGCAGCACCGGTTCGCCGGTCCAGGGGCAACGCACAACTATGAAGACGCCTACCGGATGTCCATGAGCATGGACGTCCTGTTTCACCTCCCCGATGACCGCGACTACTTCGAATACCTTGACCACCTTTTCAACAGTGCGACGCGGCACGTGGTCATCTACGCCACAAACACCCCCGATGGGCGCACCGCACGCCACGTGTTCCGGCGAAGGTTCACGGACGACATTGCCGAACGGTTCCTTGACTGGGAACTCAAGATCGAAGAGCCGCCACTTCGCGAGGGACTGGCGTCGTTCTTCATCTATGGGAAGGTTGGTCTGTGACGTGCTTTCGAATCGTTTTCCAGTCGTGACCCATCTGCTTACTGATGGCAAGCACAGACATTCCGCTATCGCGCAGGGCCTGAGCCTCAGCAACCTTTTCGGACGAAAAGCTTTTAGCCCTGCCTCGACGTACGTTTACTAGGTGAGTAACCGGATCGAGGTGAGTAGGATTAACACAGGCTGGTACACGGCACAGATGGTCAAGTTCCAATCCGTCCGGGATAGGGCCGTTGTGCAGCTCGTAAACTGCACGGTGCGCAAGTACTGTCTTTTTATTCTTTTGTGTTCTTCCGTATCCTGCTGCGTTCGGTTTACCTTTCCAAACCCAACACGCGGTTTTGTACCCTCTGCCATCAATGATGTAATTAGACTCGTTTATGGAAGTTTTAGTTCGGTTGTGTCCGTGAATGTACAGACAGGGCTTTCCATGACGCGTGGACGTGATTTCTTGACCGCATCCGCAGAGACAAAAATCGTTCATGTATTTAGTGTACAGGATGAAGGTAAGCAATGGTGATCAAGCTGGGCGTCTCGATCATGGCGCACCAAAAGCGGGCTCAATTTGTTCCCGGTCTCCTAGAGAGACTGGGCATCGGCGAGGAAATGGTTTCTTGGGATCGCCGTAATGATAGATGGGACACGGGTCGTCGCGCCTGGGAAATGTACGATCCTAGTTGCACACATTGGTGCGTAATTCAAGATGACGCGCTGGTCACTCGGGACCTCATTGCAGGGCTTGAGAAGGCCGCTACGTTCCTGCCTGAGCGTTGCCTGGTCTCTCCGTATACCGGCACGCGTCGACCCGTGGCAAGCCGTGTGGAGCGTGCGGTGCAGGCCGCGAAGGCCGCTAACGCCTCATGGATTCGCATGCCGTCCCTGAACTGGGGCGTGGCGATCATGGCACCCACGGACATCATCGACAAGATGTTGCCGTGGTGTGACAAGCAGACCTATCCGAACTATGATCGGCGTATCGGACGTTACGCTATCGACGTGCTGCGGCTGCCCACGTATTGCACTTGGCCCACATTGGTGGATCACCGCGACGACGACAGCTTGGTGGGGCACGGCCGCGGGCGGAAGGCGCATCAGTTCCTCGGCGAAGAGGTTTCGGCGCTGAGCGTGAAGTGGGATAGCACTTATGTTGACCTTTCCCCGAAGATCACCGTGGGGCGTAGATTCCCGAAACGACCAGTCGCTAGCGCACTCAACACGCAGACGGTCACAGGGGCGCGCACTGAGCGCGTGGCGAGCAACCGACAGCGGGCCGCGTCGGTGCTTCGTGTACCGCGGCAAGGCGCAACACCTGACGTGCCCAAGAAGCGTCCATCATAGCCGTTCGCAGGCGGTACACTGAGTGTCACACAGGGGGCAGGCATGGCATTGGCGTTGTACTCGGACATTTTCTGGTTTCCGACCGGAACACTCGCGACGGACGTTCCCGTTCGCGTGTTCCCGCTGAATTCCAATATCCTCGCTCCGCTATACGCTGACGCCGCCGGAACGGTACCGATCGCTAACCCTGTGACTACCAGCAATTCAGGTGCCGTTGCGTTCTATGTCGAAGCAGGGGAGTACTGGCTTCACGCAGATTCCGAGTCGTTTCAAACCGGTATCGGACTCCCCCCTCCGGTATCACCGGCAGAATTCGCAGCATTGCAGAACGATGTCACCATACTGGAAGCCGACGTTGCCGGTATCCATGTCACGATCACGGGCGTGCAGACAGATGTGACGACGCTGCAAGCCGATGTCAACACGCTGCAAACTGACATGGCTACGGCGCAAGCTGACATCGCAGCTATAGAGCTGCTAGCACTCGAACTACGCCGGGTGACTTTGTCGACCGGAGTTGCTGCCGGTGGCGAGATAAGCGTGAACGCCGGTAGCCCGTCTGCTATCGACATCGCACCGTTCGTCGGTTACATTACCGACTTCACGGCCGACCCGTTCAATCCGTCGATCACACGGATCGACTTCCCCGGCGTGACCGGTCTGGAGATGGACGCAGGTGCGCTTGGGCGCACCGTGACCTCATGGTTGATGGATGAGAACCAGGTCATTACCCAAGTGCCGTCGCCGACCACGAACGAGCAACGACGCACGCACATCCGGCTCGGGCTCACTGCGCAGGTCGGCGGCGTCATCACGATCGACCAGACGCTACCCATCATCATGCAGCAACCCGCGAATCAGCTCTCTGACCTCATGGTGTCGCTCGGACCGTTCAACGTATCGGGCAACATCATCAGCGCCAACGGCGTGAACCTGATGGTCAACAAAAGCACGGGAAGACTGTTCTCCCAGGCGTTCAACCACTTCGTCGGGCCAGTGCAGACCAACGACCCGCACGTGTCGACCACTGCCGCGCAGACTCCGGCACAGTACCGGTACACCACGAGCACAAGCACCACGTTCGGTGTGCTGAGGAACACGATCGATGTCGCCAACTACGCGCCCGGCGGCGTCATCACGCCGATCGGTGGCGGCGCGGGAACCTCAACGATTCACCGCGTGTACTTGTTTGCTGCTAACAATGTTGTTGACCAGCTCATCATCCAGTATGGCGGAAACACGTATACCAGTCTCTCGAACGCGGTTGCGGCAATCGGGGCAGGTTCGTTCACACCCAACCCGATGCTCTCTGATGCGGCGTTTATTGGATACATCGCGGCCACGCGTGTTGCAACGAACCTCAGTGATCCCACACAAGCGGTGATCGTCAACAGTGGAAAATTCCCGACACCGTAAGGAGATACAGTGCCAGTCATCAATCCTCTTCCGCCCAGCTCTCCTGTAGCGGGAAGCGTGGACTTCGGTCCGTGCCAGGCTTGGGACTTGTCGTGCGCGAATTTCCCTGACGGAGTGGCACCGGAGCTTGAAACTAGCGCGGCGATGATCGCTACCGAAATCCTGTGGAACCGCACGAAGCGACAGTTCGGGTTGTGCTCCGTGTCGCTGCGCCCGTGCCGGAAAGACTGCCTCCCTGCCGGTCCTTGGATCCCCACAACTGGCGGTTGGTACGACTTCACCGGATCTTCATGGCCGTTCCCGCAACCCGCGTTGATCGGCGGTGCGTGGATCAACATTGCGTGTGGTTCGTGCTTCTCCGACTGCTCATGCTCGCACATCTCCGAAGTCCGGCTCCCGTACCCTGTGGCCTCGATTACCGAAGTCAGGGTTGATGGCGTTGTGCTGCCCCCTACGGCTTATCGTGTCGACAATTTCAACCTCCTCGTTCGTATCGACGGCGAAGAGTGGCCGCGTTGCAATGATATGAACCTTGAAGACACCGAGGTCGGCACGTGGTCAGTGACCGCGGATTACGGTCAGGACGTTCCCGAACTGGGCAAGCTCGCGGCCGGGCAGCTCGCAGTGGAGATCGCCAAGCGCTGTATCAACGCCTCAGGTTGCGTGCTGCCTTCGGGCACCGTTCAGGAGGTGACACGGCAAGGCGTGAAAAAGGTGTTCTTCGATTCGGAGACAGCTTTCAAGGGCGGCATGACAGGCATGTACTGGCCGGATCTGTTCATCAAGACGTTCAACCCCTCTGGCACCGGTATGGCGAACATCTTCGACATCGACGGTCCGAAGCATCGACGAGTGGGGACAGCCTGATGGTGTTCACCAACGCAAACCCGTTCGCCGGTTATGAACTCGCTGAGCACTTGCGAGACTGCATCCTCCCCTATCTTGGGGGAACGACCACGGGTCTCCCTAGTCGCGTGTGCATCACGACGGGGCAAATCGCCTGGGACGACTGCGAGTGCGGGCAGCTCGTCGTGTCGCTTGACCGCCCGTACGATTCGGGCACGTTCCCGAACCCCTGGGATGCGGCACAGAACGACGGTATGCGCAAGTGCGGGCCACCTTTGTTCGTCTTCCAATACACGGTGTCGATGCTCCGGTGCTCCCCTACGGGTGACGACATGGGCAATCCCCCTCCATGTTCCGAAGTCGACGCCGCCGCTCGCGTGGCGATTGAAGACGCATGGGCAGTCCGCGCTGGACTCATGTGCTGCCTGTGCGCGGGCACCACCCGTACTAACGGTGTGAAGCTCTTCGACCGGTACACGATCGGACCGCAAACCATGGTGGGGCCTATGGGAGGCTGCCAGGGGTCTGCGATTACGGTTCAGATCGGCGTTCTCAACGGTGGCTACCCCTGCGATATCAGCTAGGCGGTCAACGTGGCGACATCCAGAGTCAAGCACTCGACCAACTACGGGAACATCCGCGTCCTCATGACCTCCCCGTCTTCTGGCGTCGTGATGAACCTACGCGCTCGCGCACTTGCCACACAGGCAGCCGCTAAGCGCAGACTGAATTCCGACCCGCGGCGCATCGACACAGGAAACCTGGTCAACTCTATCGAGATTCGGGAGTACATCCGAAACGGTGCTATTGTTGAGCGGATCGGTACCGATGTCGAGTACGCCAACTATGTACATCAAGGCACTCGGTACATGGAGGCTAACCCGTTCCTCGTTGACGGACTTCGGGAAGGCTTCACGCAGTTCTCATAGACAGGTGACATCATGACTCGTAAGAGCTTTACCACGCGGAAAGAACCCATCGAATTCGACATCGACGATGAGGTGTTCAGCCTTAAGGCGAGTGTTCCCGCTGGGCGGATGACCGAGCTTTCCCGTCTTGCCGGGGAAATGCAGGCAGCAGCTCAGGCACCCGCAGAAACGATGAGGGATCCGCGTGTCGATGAGTTCTCTCGTCTCGCGGGTGAAATTCTGGCACTCGTTTCCCCTGATGGGGCTGAACCCGTCAGTCCTGCTGCGCTTGCGGTCTACCGTAAGGCGATCGAAATTCAGTCACTCGCCGCGGATGAAAACGTTGACCGTGATGCAACTGAGCCGATCTTCAAGCTGCTTGCCGAAGTCTTCGAGTCCGAATCGCTCGGCCGATTCAAGCGTCGATTCGATGGCGAATACGATGCGATCGACATCGGGGCGTTCTACGAAATTCTCACTTGGGTGATCGGTGAAGCACTGGGAAAAGGCATTACGTTGCCGCAATCTCCCTAGAGGATTGGGCCACATCAGATCAGGTGTGGCCCACCTTCGACGGTTGGTGCGCTTCACGCAACGTCGACCACTTGCAACTGCCTTGGGATCAATGGCTCAACTTGGTGTACTACTTTGCCACGCGCAACGCTTCAACCGAGGACAAAGACAAATTCGATGCGGTGATCGCTGAGAAGGTGGCGGAGTGGGACATGCAGAAAGCAGGTCCCGCAGTTGCGAAGGCAATCGCGGCTCCGCGGAACGGCAGACCGGAGCGCAAGCGCGCTCCGAAACCCGCATGGTACGGGGACGACAAGACGAACAACTTCAATTCGAAAGCGGCCATGGCGACGTTGACCGCACCGGGAGTGAGCGGCAGGAAACGCGGGAAATAAGCGGTACACTGTGAGCGCAGGTTAACGGGGGTTGAGGTGCGGCAATGGCGGGTCCGCTAGATGAGGCGTTTGTTGAGATTACTGCCGATCTTGACGTGAGTCAAGTCCGGCGTGCCGCTCGCAATGCCAGTCGCACCGTTGAACGCTCACTTACGCAAGGCGTAGAACGCGCCGAGAGGTCAATTTCACGCGGCATCGGACGTATCGGGTCGGATACCGGGCAGGAGTTCGGCGACGGGTTCAGCTCAGGTCTGAGCGACACTCTGTCATCTATCGCGGACATCAAGCTGCCGGTTCCGGCGTTCGCGGCATTGAGCCTCGCGCTCGCATCGGCGGCGGCGTCCGCTGTGCAGTTCGCCGCGGCGCTCGCGCCCGCTGTCGGTATCGTAGCCGCACTGCCTTCCGGTATCGGCGTGCTTGCCGCGGGCATGACGACGCTCAGTGTCGCCACGCTGGGCGTAGGCGAAGCCTTCGAAGCAGCCGCAACGGGTACCGCCGAAGAGTTCAACACAGCCATGGAAGGTCTAGCACCTTCTGTCCAGGCAGCCGCACAGGCCATTCGTGACCTTATGCCGGAGCTGGAGGAGCTTCGGAATTCGGTACAGGGCGCGTTCTTCCAGGATTTCGATGACGTCCTGAACACGCTCGCGGAAACCCTGCTTGGCCCCGTGACCGCTGGCATGACCGCGGTAGCGACTGAAATCAACGGGATCATTGTCGGGCTTGCAGCGGTGGCGACTTCCGCCGAAGGCGTCGATTTCGTAAACCAGAGCTTCTCGATCATGGCGGGGATTCTCGCTCAGCTCCAGGAACCGCTAGCGGCACTGTTCGAGGCGCTACTCAACGTCGGTAACGCCATCAATGATGCGTTCGGAGAAAACGCGGGTGCGGGGCTCGCGAACCTCATTACGCAGTTCGCGGCATTCCTCGACCAGGCCGCGGCAAGCGGGCAGGCTGTGCAATGGGTCGATCAGGCGTTGAAAACGTTCACGCTCATCGGTGACATCTTGGAGCCGATCGTCGGTATCCTCGCATCAGTCGGCGCTGCAGCACAGACGACAGGTGGCAACATCCTCGGGGCCTTCGGGGAAGCACTCAGGGTCGTGGATGACTTCTTGGCGTCTGCCCAGGGTCAAGAGGTTCTGATTTCGATTTTCGAGGCGTTGAACCAAGTCGGGGACGCTTTCGCAGTGGTGCTGCGCAACCTCGCCCCCGCTATCGTCCCCCTGGTGAGCGGCCTGTCATCCATCCTCGGCGCTGTTGCGCCGTTGCTCGGACCACTGTCGCAACTGGTGGGTTCGGTGCTTACGGCCCTCGCGCCTATTTTGGGTTTGGTCGCAGATGCGATTCAGCCGATTATTGCCCCCCTCACCACCATCATCGAACTTTTCGGCGGATTCCTTGTAGTTGCGATTGAAGCCGTCATGCCGTTGATTCAGCAGATGCTGACCGCGCTACAGGGGCCACTGTCGGCGGCACTTTCTGTCGTTTCTGCGGTACTTGTTGCGCTTTTGCCCCTTTTTGAGGCATTGCTTCCGATTCTCGAACCGCTGCTCGTCATCATGAATCCGGTCGCCGAGATCTTCGGCGTGCTCGCCGAACTGCTCGGCGCTGTTCTTGTGCCGATCATTCAGGTGCTCGGCGACATCCTGCTATGGCTGGTCGACAACATCATCACACCTTTTGTCGTCCCTGCTGTCGAAGCGCTGGCAGACCTACTGCAAGCCGGGCTCGGTGCTGCGATTAACTGGCTCGTCGAGCAATTCCGTCTCGCGGGAATCGGATTCAAGATTATCTGGGAGACGATCAAAGATGTTATCGGTGATAACATTGAGACTATTGTTGCAGGTTGGAAGGCTTTTCAGATCGCATTTCAGGTCGGATGGGCGTTTATCAACAACAACGTATTCACACCGATCAAAAACGGGATCAATCTCGTAAAGTCGACAATTAAGTCAGCACTTGACGGAATCAAGGACGGATGGTCCGATTTTGTCGACAATGTCCGTGCCATTCCGGGGCGTATCAGCGGCGCGCTCAGCGACATGTTCTCGCCGCTCGCTTCGGGCTTCAAATCGGCGATTAACTCGATCATTCGCGGATGGAACAACCTGTCGTTTTCGATTCCATCCGTTGACATCCCCGGTCTCGGAACGGTCGGCGGTGGCACTATCAACACGCCGAACATCCCCTACCTTGCGTCCGGTGCACTAGCTACGGGTCCGACGCTCGCCATGATCGGCGAAGGTCGGTTCAATGAAGCGCTCCTCCCGTTGGGTGACCCCCGAGTGGACAGTCTGCTGGCGTCAGCCCTGGGTCGCGCGGGTGTCATGAATCAGGCA